GTTGTTGCGGACTAGCTCGCGGGAGCGGTCGCGCAGTTTGCGCAGGCTGGTGCGGATCTCCGCGTCGGCGCTGGTCTGACTAGCCAGCCAGTCGGCGGTGAGTCGGGAGATGATGGCGCCTTGGTATTGGCGGCGTCCGGTGCGTGCCGGGGCGACGGGCTTAGCGAAGCCGAGTGCGCGAAGGAGATTAGTGCGGATGCCCATCGTCTTAGTTGAAGCGGACGAACATGTTTGTAGGCGATCCCAGGCCGTTAGCTATCACCTCGGCCCGCTTTTCGCGGACAACTTCGGCTTTAAGTTTCGACTCCAGCTGGAGTAGATCAACTACTTCCATCTTCTCTAGGCGACGGGTGCCAATCGTGTACTTGGCAACAGCGCCGCCAGCAACCATGGCGCGAATCGCTGCCTGGACTGCATCGAGGTCTTTCTGGGCTTGCGTGCGTGCGTCAAAGGCACCTGGCGTGCCGGTATAGGCAAGGCTGGGGTCAACGACGATGGAGCCGCTACCAAGCGTTGTCTTGGCTGCTCCGGCAATGACCTGAGCTACTGCCTGCCAGTAGTAGACGAGACTGCTGCCTAGGTTTTCGTTGACCTGCCAAGTAAACAGCCACTCGCTGCCTTGAGCTGTACCGATAATTGTTTCGCCTGCACCTGCAGTAGCAGCGCGTAAGAAGTAAGTCAGCGTATGTGTGGTCGCATCAATCGGCTGACCGAACACATCAACCGTGGGCTGGTCGAGCCAGCTCACGGCATCCAAGTCCCTTACTCGTGCTGGAATTCGCATACGAGCAGTCTATGGCAGCCACATAGTAAGAAAAGGCCCCTAAGGGCCTCTTCCTTGCTGTTAAGTGCAGCCCATGCCAAGCCGGACTTTGCCGGACCAAGGCCCACCCAACCAAGCCATGGCTTGCGGTGTCAGGTCTTGCCATAACCACCCTTGTGAGGGTGGCAGGGAGACCGAAGCCTCCGTGCCACCATCTGTGACCCCCTGCCTTGCCATGCCTCGGCATACCGAGACATGCCACGCCCGACCATTCCCAGGCCTAACTGAGTTCTTTGAACTCAGCAGAGGAGGCCGAAGCCCCCTGTGCTGAGATCGTCAGCCCTTGCCAGGCCGCGCTTTGCCACGCCTAGCCGCGCCGCGCGGGACATTGCCAGGGCTTGCACCGTTTAGCCGCGCCGAGCTGGGACTTACACCTCGCGGATGCCCAGCTGCTCAAATTACGCGAGCCTCAAAGCGCCCATGCTTGGGACGCCAGTCGCCTAGACCTACGAGCTTGCCGGCATCGGTGGCGATCTCTTCGATGTCTCGGAGGTTTAGGACATCGGGATCGTAATGAGCGGTGGCTACAAGGCCCCAGGTCCTGAATACAGGCCTAGTGCGCATGACCTTGGCCATGCCGACCCTTACACCAATGGTGTGGGTGAAGGCACCGCTCTCAAACATTTGAGCGAGTGTCTGATCAGTGATCTCAGCGGGCTTGCCATCGAAAGCAAGCGCGGCGTGGTCCGTGAAAAAGAGGCCGCATTTGGCTTGGGGACCGCGCTTGGACTTTTTGGCCCCGGCAATCATGGCACTTTCAATGACGTAATCAGGTATTACGAGATCGTTATCTGAGCGATATAGACCGGCTAGCCATTCAAGGCGAGCCATTTCGTCGTAATCGGCATCGGTCTTTTTCCGCTTACTGCTGACTGCTTTCAGCGCTTTGGCATAGGTATTTCGCGGATCTGCTGTTTGACCGTTGTGGCACAGCAATGGGCTCACGCCCTGGCAGTGAATCTGGATCTGAGGAAGGTTGGACACGTCGAGGTGTTGAAGAGGGGATAGACAGTGATGGGGCAGCGACCGTTACGGCCTGTACCTGCTTGCGGGGATCAAGCTTGAAACGTTGGCGGCGGACTGAGTTGGTTATGCCGTCATGGCAATCAGGGCAAAGCGTCAGGAGGTCTGACAGCTGCTCGTTGCCGAATGAGGGGTAGCGGTAGTCCGGCGGTCCGGCATTGCGGTGATGAACCTGCAGAGCAGGCCATCCAAGCTCGTGGAGCTGAGACTGCGTTACTCCGCAGCCTTGGCAGGTGTGCTGGTCGTGCTCTAGGCGCTGTTTACGGCGGCGTTGCCATGAAGCGGAGCTGTAGTAGCCCTCCATCTGCAGTAGGGTGTGCGGGGATCGGAAGTGATCCTGAGCAAATCCTACCACGATCTGAGTATGGCGCAAGGGGTACGGGTACAAGTGGTGTTGCCCCAGCCTGTGGCAGCCGCCCTAAAGGAGAGGGCGGCCCGTGAGCAGAGGAGCCTGTCGAACTTGGCAGCACACCTGCTGGAAGCTGCCTACCGCTCTACCAGCTCTTGACGAAGTTGCCGCGTGTACGGCTGCTCTGCTGTTGCTGTGATGAAGGCTGAGCTGCCTGCTTAGGTTCATTACGGCGCTCTAGTTGGTCCCAGATGGTGCGCCTGTCGTATTTCTGGTAGAGGCGATGCAAACCGGCGTAGGCGTAATTCATCTCGTCAAGGGCTTCGTTTGCTGCTTGGCTTTTCTTTACCCAAATGCGCTCGGGGAAGCCGTTGCGGAAACGCAGGATCTGTTTCTCGGCTGTGAGTTCCTCGAAGTAGTCGGTGCCGATGGTGGCGTAAAAGTGCAGGTAGCCGGGTCCGGGATCGTTGTGCTTGAGGCGGCCGAAGAGCAGAGACTTGATGCCATCGGAGCCAACGGGGAAGAGCTGTGCCCCCTTCTTTAGGGCTTTGCCCTTGAAGTTCACGTCCACCTTGGTGGCCTTGCCTAGGGGTGGTTTGCCCTTCTGGCTTTGGCCTTTGATGGCGATGACGCCGATGTTGGCGCGTTCGCGGGCGTACTGGTAGACCTCTTGGGTGTGGTGGCCGCCGGAGTCGATGGCGCAGCACAAGACGCTAAGTTCTTCGCCGGTTTCGCTGGTGTAGGGCTTACCAAGCACCTCATCGAGCTGTTTCCAGACTTCGGGGCGGCTTGGGCTGCCGTAGATCTTGACGCGGTCGATCAGCCAGCCCTCTTCTTCGCGGCCCCAGGCCCAGACGCTCAGGCTGAGGCGATCGTCCTGAACGTCGCAGCCCACGGTGAGGGCAAGCGCTTCTGGTGGCGGGCAATGCTGCTTGTAGGTCTCCTTACCAGCGCGTTCCATCAGCGAGTCGGCGCCGATCTTGGAGGCGTATTCGTCTTCCCACGTCTCGCCTAGGACGGTGTTGACGAAGGTCTTTAGCTGCTCAGCGTCGTGCTTGGCGTCGAGGAACTCCTCGACGAGGTTGGGCCAAGTGGCGTTGGGGGAGTAGCTGTAGGCGGCCCAGATGTGGAAGCCGATGTGCTTGCCGTTGCCGGGGGAGGTGGGGCGCCATTCACCGCGCTCGACCATCCAGCGCTTCTTGGAGTGAGGTATTAAAGTGCTACAGCTCTCGCACTTATATGTGGCGGTGGCGGGGTCGTTGTCGCTCCACGTCATTTGGGGCCAGCGGAGGTACTGCATGTGGTTGCAGTGGGGGCATGGGACGAAGTAGCGGCGCTGATCGGTCTGCTGGAACATCCGCTCGACGCGGCTGAAGTCCTTGACCGTGGGGGTGGAGCCGGCGACGATCTTGCGGTTCCAGTAGTACTCGGTACGGCGGATGCCGAGCTTGATCTGATCGCCCTCTGCACCAGCAGAGGCGGGGTAACCGTCGATTTCGTCGAAGAGCACGATGCGTCGGCTGACTCGGCGGAAGCCGCGGGGCGAGTTAGCGCCGACGAGGCTGAGCGTTCCACCGGGGAACTGCTTCTGGAGGATCGTGTTAGCGCCGTCTTTGGCCTTGCTATCGCTGACAAGGCCGCGGAGGCATGGGGTATCGCGCAGCATGGGCGCGATTTCTTCTTTGGAGTAGCCCTGCGCGTCCTCGATGGTGGGCTGGACGAGCATTATGGGTGCAGGGTCCTGGTGTACGTGGTAGGCGATAACGTGGTTGAGTATTTTGCTGTAACCCACGCGGGCTGATTTCATTACAGTTACTTGTTCTACGTTATTGCTGCTTATTGCGTCCATAATGCCCTTTTGGTAGGGCAAAGTGTGCCAACGGCCGCCTTCTGCGCTGCTTTCGGCGCTAAGGAAGGCGTAGGTGTCGGCCCACTCGCTGAGGGTGAGCTTGCGTGGAGGGCGGAAGGCACTGAGGGCGGCGTGTTCTAGGCGTAAGAGGTTGTTCATAAGTTTGATAAGGGAAAAGATTAGTCTTCTTGTGAAGGAGCTTCGTTACTTAAGTCTTCAAGGGTTTCACGCACAATGTCCTCTAAGAGACCTATTGCGTCGGTGTCTAGGTCGGGGATGCGTTGTTTGGCTTTGGTGGGGATGCCGAGGATCTTGGTGCGGGCCAGCGTCACAATCTCGACCCACTTCGCCTCGATGTCAGCGGCGGGGACGAGGAGGCCCTGCTTCTGTTTGCGGTCTAGCTCTAAGAGTTCGGCCTTTAGGTGCTCTGTGCGGGCGCGACTTTCGTCGTAATCGGGTATCGCTTCGTCGGTTTCACTAATGCGTGGCGTTGACGCACCACCGCTTAGGCGTTCTTCGCGGGGGCGAAGTGGCTTGGGTGGCGTGCTTGGCGGCTTAGGGCCCACACCGATGCGGCGTTGCGTGTTCTTAGCCCATTCGTCACGCATGGTTTCGCTGTTGACCATTACGCGGCCGTCTTTACTTTCTGTTGTGCTCAGCCGGCCGGCCCT